GAAGGCGCGGCCATAACGCTGGTCATTAAGTTGTTCAGACGCATGAGTAAGATACTGTCCTACCGTATTCATACCCACTCCTAGTACTATTGTCCGTTCTGCGTCCCGCCCAACTCTTTCGCCTCACCTTTTCCCACTGTAGGTGCCTTTACAGCCTCTTTTTCAGGAACTGGGTTTGGGACGCACGCTTCAAAATTACGGTTATCGGCCAGTGTTCGTTCGTACAAGTAAATCTGCCCCGAACGTACGTCTCGCAGATACACCTTACCTTCTTCAAATTCCATACATCACCTTAGAAGTTAGTGGCGGTCCGTTCATTCACTTGGACAACCATAGCCGAAACGTTCAGCCGTAAGTTACCGAAACCGGCCAAACCAGCAGTAGCCTTTGTGGTTAGCGTCACCTGCACCATATCCGGCGTGATCTGCGCGGTAGCGGTAGCCAACGACATGGCACCATTTGCCGTGATCCACGCAGCATTTGGCGCGGAAAACTTCGCCGCAGCGGCTGTTGCGTCAATGGGTACCGCCGCACTAGACGTATCACCGATGATGGTTCCGCCAGCTGTACCGAAGGACAACGTTAACGCCCCACCGTCTGCCGGATTCTCTACTTCGACGTAGTACCCCAATACTAATGTGCCTTTCGGTACCAATAGTACATTCAGCACGTCTGCCGCAGCGACCGCGTTGTCGCGAAAGTATTGGCGTAGGGCAATGTCGTTCTTGAAATCTAGTACCCGTCGCAGTACAGCATATGGCGTACCATAATGCTGCGACATATCCAGTGCCTTGATCTTCGCATCGCTAGCACTAAACACGTACGAGGGGAACTGGCTCCGGCTTAACTTGCTAACAGCAGGACCACCCTGCCATAATTCATGTATTGTCATCTTTTATTTACTCCTGCTATTAGGAAACGGTGACGGTAAACTTGGCGTACAAATGCACCAATGCATCTGGGTACAAAACTTTGAAGCCGTACACCGATAGACCCTGATAGTAATTTGCCCAGTCGTCCTTGTCCGTAACTACACGACTGTCTTCGATCTGCGCCGCGAAAGCGGTGGCCATCTTTACGCCGGCGACGATATGATATACCCGATCTGCACCATCCATCACGCTGGGAACGTTTTGCGACTCCAAAAGCGTGAATCCGGCAACTTGGTCTGGTAGCTTGCCATTAATCATCGGGGTGCCGCTTAGGCCCGTAGCGTACGCCAAACGTAACTCGCTGGCCTTAAGTACGGTCATTGCTACCGACGGGAGCACCATAAACCGCCCTTCGCGTGGCGCTAGTGCTTCATCCAACACCTGCCACACTTGGGCAAAGATGGTGGCAACATTAGCGCTGGTGACCGCCACAGGCGTACCCGTTTTGCCCATGTTGATATTCTTCGATATCAACCCTGCGGTATCNCCCTGATTAAATACNGCCACATTGGTCCACATTTCTGTCAAAAGCTGTGGGTCAATCGCGCGGGTAAGCTCATACCCTGCAGACTTAAGGAAAGCCGCCTTCCAACGATCGAAGTTTTGAATCTGCTTCTCGTCAATATGGTTCATTTTGATCGAGAACGTTTTGGCAAAATCAATCGTCATCGTAACGGGTTCACCGTCGATGGTGTCGTGTATGATCTTACCGTTCTTGTCGTAGTCCCGCACAACTACCTTCGGCTCGCGCATAAAGGTAATCTGGTCACCACTCTTGTCTAAGTCGCCAGTATACTCCGTGGTGGAGATATCGCTGTAAACCGTGGTGGTGTAGAACCGTTCCAACAAGTCCATGCGGAATAACGGGGTTATAAGACTATTGCTGTATTGCGGGTAGCCACTTGCGGCAGGAACGGCCATTGTTTTTCTCCGATATTACTTATTATAGTCCACTCGACCTTCGCGGTCGGCGGCGTCATACTCATTTTTGATTCGTTCGTATTCTTGGAAGCTTATTTCTTGGTTTATATACTGCTTGTGTGCCTTCTTACGGTCGCTAAACGGTAGCATCTTCGGCCCCTGCGGTGGTTCTTCGCCCGTACCGCTATTACCCGGTAATACTCCCTCATATCCCGTGGGTTTTGGAGCTTCACCCACTCCGTACTTTTCCTTAAACGTTTTGAACACCCGAACCATTCCTGGGATATTCTCTTTATTGAAGTTGCGCTGAATCAACTCTCCCCATGTATCGCCGGTATCTGGGTCTGTAGATTCGGTAAAGTCCCTCCAATTCTTATGATTCGTGCACTCGTCAAAATTTTCAACCCTTTCGCGAACTTTGTCCGTATAGCTCTTAGCCCGCACATTGCTCGCTGCTTTGGACGCCCCTTCTGCTAGTGTACGCACCCCTCCAACCTGTTCTTCTACCGCCTCTAAGCGAGCAATCAGCTTGGGCAGTTCCCGGTTAAGTGCCTCCTGAACTACCTTCATTACGAAAGGTTTGCTGTCCCCGTAATCTTCGGTGTCTTTATCGGTGTACTCTACCGGCGTGGGTTCCCATGTTGCCGCCACCGGCGTAGCCGCAGGCTTGGTACTACCCTTAGGGCCATCCTCAAGCTCTGTCAAGCGCCGCGTCAGCGCTTCGACGTCCATCGCCAACGTCTCGGCCCGGCCCTCCGCCGCGCGCGCCTTGCCCGCCGCCGCCTGCAGATCGTTAAATTCTTCCCGGCTAATAGTGACCTTGGCGTCTGTCACCGTGCTGGACGGTGCAGGCAAATGCAGTTCGGTTGGTGCCGATGTAGATGATGCTGGTGCTGGTGCTGGTGCAGCTGGTGCTGGTGCAGCTGGCACGTGAACTTCTGCGCCGGCTTCTAGCGCGGCCCGACGCGCTTGCATAGAAGCGGGTAGTGCAGATACATTATCACCCATTATGTTACTCCTTGACGCTCTCTAAGATTTTTAGGAAGTTCTCTGCTTCTAACGCCCTACCTTGTAACTCTTTGAAGGTACCCTCTGGGCAATGCATTAAACTTATTTTCAGTTCTTCTAATCTGGCGTTCCAATACGCAGACAGCGGCCTATTTATCCCGGTCGCTGCAACCCTACGCATATCGTTCAAAATGGACTTGTCCATATTAGTCTGACGTAGTAAACCCTGCTCGGTTTTTAGCGGGCTTAGGAACTTTAGCCGAACCAAACTTGACCATTCCCGGACCCGCGCCACCACTCTTGGGATTGGCCGGACCCTTTCCCGGATTCATAATAGTTTGCGGTAGTCCTAGGCTAGACGAAACGACGTTACTAGTTTCGCTACGCATAGTACCCCCAAACCCTACGCTACCCTGTGCACCTGGGTTACCTTTAATGCTCGTATTCTTAGGCATACTGTCACCTTGCTAGATTTGATTGTGGTATTGGAGCCATCGTCCCCGGTAATGCGGGTGGTTGGCTTTGAGTTGGCAGCGATACTGGTGTACTCGTCCCTCGGTTAAACGCTTGTGCTTGGTTACTCCCTAATAGGCTGGCCAAGTCCTGTACTCCCGTAACTGCATCGGGGTCAGGAATCATTTTATCTACGGGTAGCCCGGTCCCCTGTAAGATGGCACGTAGCAGATAATCCAACGCGGCCTTATCTATTAAACCCTGTGCGGCGTACGGAGTCAATAGCTGCAACATTTCAATGATGCGGCTTTGCGCTATTTCCCGCTGCAATAGCCCTGTAGCGCCGCGTGGGTGCACCTTCGCATCCGCCTTAATGCCCGGATCGTCCGACGTGGCCATATTATAGTAATAGTAGGACGAAACCACTCTGGCAATTACGTCCCTATCTATACCAAGTTGAACATTCTTTATTCCCTTGGCCGCATTACCCATTAGCATCGACAGGCCGCCCAATGTACGCCCCGCTCCCGCTACTTGTGGGTTTCCTAATACATACGCTGGCACGCCGGATAAGTCATCTGCTACCTTAATGAAATACTGTGTTACTGTCATTAACTCGGCAGATATAGACCCAACATTGTGAAATCTAAATGCGGGAGCGCCGGTTCCCGTTATGTCCGGACCAACACGGTATATCTTGTACGGTGCGATAGACAGCTCGTCTTCTGTTTCCGACAGGCGATCACTGATTACCTCTCCTATCGGACCACTGGCGTACCCCATATTTCGTACAATAGACCGCACGGAAGCATTACACACACGCTGTGTGTCATACACCAAGTCTATTACGCTTTGGCCCCATATACTTCCGTTAATCTTTGTGTACGACGTTGAGTAGATCGGACGATCGCCCTTTGGATTAGGGTTCAGTATGGCACGTATAGTGTAGTGCCCTATGCACCAAACCTCCGCTTCGTAATACTTTTGCGGGTCGTCTATTATTGCCCCAAATTTTATAAGTAGCTTCCCTAATATCCTACCATTATGTATAACTACCTCTAATCCTTTAGTCGTTGACATAGCTCCATCTTTGTCCTCCAACGATGCCCTCTCACTGTCTTCCATTTTATTGGGGGCGTACCCTTCTTCGTACTCATGTAGTACTTGCCTAATAGTAGACTCCACAAAACCGGGTACGCCTATTAGGCTATGTACATCAGCATGACTCCATTCACGAGCTTCTATGAAATACTCGCTAGTTTGGATATCCGTAGCTTTAGGGGCTGGATATGAATCGAACGGGCTAATCACCCGCATATGTGGCACAGCTTTGCTTTTGACTTCAAACTTATTACCGACCCATTGTGGGTCGAGTACATTTACCTCTACCGGGCCACGTAAAAATGCGGAAGGAAATACCGTCAGATCATCTATAAACCCTGCGTACACATTTAACCAGTTGGCTTCTGTCATCTGGTCGTCAATACGAGTCGCCATACGCTCAGTAGCGTCTTTTGCCTGTTTCAAACTTACATCTTGCAGAACTGATTTAATCTGTCCTGCGCGATCTTTTAACGCCACAAAAGAGTTTATATTAGGTAGTTCTTGGAGCAGCATCTGTACAGCTTGATCCATTAACCGTTCTGGAAGCTGCGGCTCTGGCGTAGGGTCGAGTGTCCACGGCTTATCTAAATTACTAGATATAATATCTATCAGCCACGAGGAAGCCGCACGCGCCTTAAGCGCACCTATGCCTACATACACATCATTGTATGGACCTAGTAAAGTTTCCTCGTCCGGCTGGTATTTACACTTTTTCGCCCGTAAGTTACGCAACAAGCGTTCTGTAATGCCGGTAGCAGTTTTATGCTGCCGAGCCTCGCTGTACCTATGCTGCACCAATGTAGCCAGTTCGTCCTCTAGCTTAGTATTGGCTACTTCCCCTAAACCAAACTGTTTAAGGCCGTCTACGTTATCTGGCATTAGTATCGGTCCCTTGTATGAATCTTATTTCATTTAGCTGTTCGTTGCACTGTTGCAAACCCAGCTTTCGCTTGTAGGCTACCCGGCGTAATTCGCACACCGAGTCCATGTAAACGCATTCGGCCGTTACCTCTGGCTCTGCTATGTCTATAGTGGTTGTATATTTATCTGGGACACTGACATACACATAGACGGGTACTTGCACGGTCCTTATATGAGGGGCCGCAGTCTTACACCCACCTAATATCAATGCGATAATTAATACCCCATAGCGGACGGGCATAGACGCTCCTTCAGTACCGCACATTCTGGTCGTTTAAGTATCTTAACCGTATTATTTGTAAAACTTGTTTCTTCCTTTTTGGCCTTCGCTTTGAACGCTTCTAGTATTCTGCTAGCGCTTTCCTCACGTTTTTTAGCCGCTACTTCTTCTTTTTGAGCTTTAGCTAATGCCTGCTCATTATCCCTTATAGCGGCGTCTCGCTCCCCCAGCAATCCGGCCATAGAATTTAACTTGCTCTGTACCACCAGAGTATCTTTATGTGCATAGTTGTACCCGGCTGCAGCGCAAAGAATAGCCAGCACCACGGCCAGCACCAGCTTAAGTATCCACACATAAGGTTTTAGTTGTTCTAACTTAATCATCCTTATCCTTGGTATCGCTGGCCTTTATCGCGGCTTGTGAAGCACTTGCCGCCGCGTTAGACGCCTTCGCCGTACTAGTTGACAAACTTTTCACCAACTCGTCCTTTTGTCGTATAGTTTCTTCCTTGTGAGTTATTATCATGTCTTTCTGAACTATCAATACATTAAAACTATCTGATAGCGTGCGTACTTGATTGTTATACATATGCGCCTGCACGACGGTAGCTGTAAGCACACCTAACGCGTACGCCCCTAGAGCGAGTATCAACGCACCTACCCACCCCTCGTGTACCTTATACCAACCTTTCTTACTTTGACACTGCTGCACTGACCACCCCCGCCTGTGTCATTTGCGTCTTAAGATTTTCTACACGCAAAGAAAGTTCTGCGACTTGCGCACGGAGTTGGCTTATTTGTTCCACGGCCCTATCCCTCGCATCAGACGCGGCGTCTGCACGTGCCCGTTCCTGTTTCACCTGATCCTGTAACATCTGTATAATCTGTAGCTGCGCCGCATCACCCGCACGCTCCACAGAATCCGACGACAGATACTTACGTAAAAGTAAAAACCCCGCTGCTATACCTGCTACACCCGTGCCGAGTATACCGAATAGTCCCGTGGCCCCCGGCAAGTCATTCATTAACATACCCCATTGCGATTTTATAGTTTTTATCCCACTTCGCCCGTAACTTCGCGCGGGCTGTGTTTTTACCGTGTTTGTACGCCCCTGGACCCCATACACGTATATAGCACTTGAAAGCACCATCACAATCTCCTACTTTCGGTAGTGGATTTAGGTCTGCATATAATAGCAGTCTAGCGACGGTGCAGGCAAGTTCATCATTAAGTATTACAGCCGTATACACATTTAACCAATTCGGTGCCACACCTAGCTTGTTACATACATCTACTAGAATTGGTCCTACTATCTTATGGTTAAAAACCGCCTTTATACCGTTTGGTTCCTCTTGCCAAAAACTGTGCGCTGGACCGTTCCTATTCTGGACCCTATCCATAAATCTAGATTCTTGCAGCCCCATAGTTAAAAGCTGCAATCGCGCACTGGGGCTATCGAACTTAGGTTCCAATATCTCTGTTAAAGTTTTATTGATAATCCAAACGCCTAGTTCCACGCCATTCATCGGGACGCCCCAAGTGAGTCAACCCATCACCCTAGGGACCGCAACCCGACCCGTCAAGCCCACAAATGCCCACGGGGCTTTGTCTTGACTGTGTTCGAGCCTAGGGGCTTCATGGCCGTCCCGGCCCCGTGNCGCGCGTACAGGGCNAAATACTGTATAGCATCAGCCATATGCGAAAACTCGTTCTTATCGGCTATGTCTAACACTTTACCTTGGTTATTACGCGTCTCTTTCCATACGTATCCTGCACCCATCACTTCTCTTACATGCTGCAAATGCGGGCTTACTACAAACCCTTCATCGCGTCCCAAGAAAAAGTCTACGGCTTCTTTACGTGTGGAAAACTTATTGGTAAGCGCCGGATATGTCCTAATCCCCCGCATAGTCATAACTTGTATGGCTGTCATCTTGGTCAAACCCGACCGTTGCCCGCCAGCTGGGTCACCACTTGCGACTACAGTGTATCCTGAGTACTTATTACGCAATAGGGGCAATATATAATTATCTAGGAAATCCTCTAGGCTTTCGTCCGTTGCCGGTAGTTCGTCTAGTAAAACTAACCCTTTGAAGTTTAGCTGCGCCACAATACACGCCGGTGTCAAGCCAAAGTCTATACCCAGTAATATACTCGTACCACGACGGGGTAGTATAATCTCTTTGGCTACATGCTTCATTTCCGAGAACTTAGAGAACACGGGCTTACCTTTACGGTTCATCCCATATTCGCCAGCAAGGTTTACCCGTATAGCTTCCTCGCTCTTGGCCATCTGCCGTACATAATAGTTATCAGA